CAATGTTAAGTTCCGCAGCCAGCTTCGACAGACGGACGGACAGGTTCGCAAGTTCTGCCTCTTTGCTATCCTCTGTGCCTGTGATCACATCTTGGATCGGCTCAAAGAATACAAACTTACAATCACATGCCTGACTGAAAAAGCGAATCTGGTCGCACAATTCGTCGGCCCCCTGTCCGTCCTGTAAGTAGAACTGATATAGGTTCTCGTCTTTGGTAAGGTCTATAATAGCTTGTCTTACCTGTTTGTCCAGACCTTTTTCTTCGATAAGGTCACGGCGTGTCACATTGTCATTCAGTTGGTAGGACGCAAGTCCCAGCAGTGAACGTAGCTTTGTTTCTTCTAGGTGCCACGTAGCGATAGGGATGCCACGCTGCAACATCTGAAACTCTAGGTAACGCATCAGTTCTGTCTTACCGATCCCTGTCGGTGCCTTGAACATCGTGAAGTGTCCCTGCATCAGACCTAAGATTTTGTCGTCTAGGGCCTGTATTCCTGTGGGTACGTACACATGCTCTGGCGTTTCGTCATACATCTTCAAGAACTGATCAGCAGTATTGATCACGTTCTCTGGTGTGTGCTTTACTGGCTTCCACCATGCGTTCTTAAAGTCTTGTGCCTTACCTGCCTGTAGGAAGTCATTAGCGTCCTTAAATTGTCCATGATCTACACGATAGACCTTGTTAGGAAACAGACGTGCCATACGATCTGCAACAGCATTACCTGCATCATCAGTATCAACAGAAAGAATAATCTTCTCAAAGCTGTCTAACCATTCCTTACAGTTTTCCCATAATTTCTTCGATGGGGTAGCTGATGGTAAAGATACAACAGGTGTAGTCCAACTAGACTTGACCATCTGCCACGCTGACATAGCATCAAGTTCACCTTCAGTGATTGTGACAAATTTACTACTACCTGCTGGAAACAGGTTCATGCCAAACAACTCGTCACCCTTGAAGCCATCTTTGGTAAAGAACTTCTTGTCAGAAAGCATACGCACTTTCTTTCCACCAGAGGGGTACACATACTCTTGTGAGAAGTCAGAGGTCAACACCCCATACTCTTGCATCGTTGCCTTAGTGATGCCACGCATCTCAACATATTCCCCTGTTGGGGTAGCAACAGAATTAGTTGGTTTAACCATGTCCCGTAGGGAATCCCATTCGTCTTTCATTTTACCTTTTGCTCCGCATGAGTGGCAGTAGTACACACCACTATCAGTGTTGTAAGAGTAACACCCATTATGATTACAGTGTGGACACTTTTGGTGTGATACTTCTGTCATACTTTAGTTTTCCTTTAGTAGTAGTAGCATTAGTATATGGTACTTAAAGTTTGTCTTGTAAACTTTTTAGGTAATTTATTAGGTCAGTGTGATATTTTTGCCACCATGTATGGCTGTAACCACGTGTGGCTGACATCTGACGATAGGTCAACCCCTTCCAATAAATGTCCTTCAGTACGTCCCTGTCGTGCTGCGACAAATATGCAACATTACGCATCAAGTGTCTGATCTCGTCCTTCCACTCAAAGTCTGCTGCATGATCACCTGTCGTTGCAATGTGGTCCTGAATGTCGTTTTCTACTTCGTGTTTCTCCATCAGTTCTGTCTGACCACCCCTAGCAGGTAGAGGCACTACACGGTCTTTGTAGTTGTAGTAGCGTGACACATGGTTGCGTACATGCCAATACATGTCTTTCTCATTCAACCCCTTCTCTGCGGCTTCCATGATAGCCAACCAAGCCTCTTGGTATAGGTCGTCAAACTTATCAGGGTTGCCATAACGTGCTGCCATATGCGTTGCGATCTGTTCTACGTTCATTCTACTACTGCCTCTGCGTCTGCTATGTTAGCGGTATCCATTAGTGCTGCCCAAGAGTAAGGGAACAACTTTAGCATCTCTGCATAGATCACATTGGCGACAATACGTGTTTCTGCCTGTGTGTCTTTTGCGCAACGTAGTACGCACATACGTGCAAATGCGTCTAAGCTACCTGACCATACCCAAGATGTCATCATGTTCTGTGGCAATACGGATCGTGCCTGTTCAGGGCTAACCCCTTCCTTGATCATCATGTCATAGGTCGTCAGGGCATTACGTATCGTTGCATGATACATCATCTCTGTCTCTTGGCTAATTTCCATCGGACCCCCTGAGCCCTGCTTAGAGTTCTTAGGTTTTTCCCGCCAGTACGGTTCATAGAACTGTGGCAAATATGACACATAGCGACGACTTACCTCGTTCCAACGGAGAAAGGAGTGCTTCACAAGTTGCCGTGCCACAAAGACTGGGGCATCAACACGGAATGATGCAAAAGCATGACCAAAGGGTGATATATGCTTGTGCTTGGCAAGGTAGTTGATCAACCGACGATCACGGTCTGAAATATTCTTAGCCTCACCTGAATGGATTTGACCTACATAGTCTGATGATTTTGCATACGACACACGTGCCGCATTTACCACAGATAGGTCGTCACCCATTACATCTACTAATTCTACGTTAATCTCTGACATTACCAGTTCCTTCTAGTTTTCCACCATACCCAACATTCACTACAGTGATCTTTACCGAATGTCAAGTCAATTAACCATACTAAGTTAGGTTTTCCGTCTTTTTTCCACTGCCAGTTACGTGCAGAGAATGTTTGGTTCTGCGATCCACCTAGGATCACGTTAATGAGTACACTCAGGACCGATAGTATCCTAGAAAAGTATCTCACCATTTTCGTCGTAGGGGCTTCTGTAGTACCCCTTGCTGAATACCTCTTGATAATACTCACGGTTATACGGTCCTTCTAGTTCCTCTAATTGCTCTAGTGGGGTGGGCATAAGAAGCCCTAGTTCATCTGCCATCCACTGCGGTATAGAATGTGTGGTCTCCAATGGTTCCATCCTTGTGATAGTATTTTGTCCAGTATGGGTTTATGTCAACCCTGTGATAGTGTGTAGACTGTAACCCGATTCGGTGTCCTAAGTCAACCTCAATCGCTACGTCTTTTGCTGTCTTATACGCCTGTTTTTCCAAGTTATTTGTCAGGTATTTCAATGGGTTATCACTCATTCCGTCATGTGTGAACGAGAACTGTTTTCTTTGGTAGACGACATCACAAATATTGTCAGGCCAACGTGGGGACTCCACACGGTTCATTACAACCTCTGCTACTGCAAATTGGCCTTCCAATGGTTGGTCACGTGCCTCAAAGAATATAGCTGCTACAAGACACTCAAGCATGGTCACTGTCCATGTAGTACGGTGGTGGGTCCATAGTCAGTGCCTCAATATTGAACGGCACAAAGTGACTGTACTTATGGTTGCGCAACATAGCTGCGTATATTGGGTTAGCGTTATAGTTTGCTGCGATTTCCTCTGCGTCTGCTAGGGTGTACGGCATTTTCACTGGTAGGGGTGCCATTTGGGCATGGCGTTCACCTGTGTTGCGTTCCTGTTGTGGGACTGCGGCGATTGTGTATACTGCTCTCATGTCATATGCTCTCATTTGATTTCTACCACTGCGTTTTCGTTAAAGCACTTCCAGTGTTCTTCTGCGACACTGTAGATTGGGATAAGTCCGTTACGGGCCATAGCTTTGCTAGTACGTTCTCCACGCTCATTACCAACAATTTTGGAACTAGGCTTAAATAACCCATTGATTGTACGGTGAGTACCATCTTTCTTGATGAATGTGACTGTCGCAAACTTAGTTCCTTTCGCTGTTACTGCTGCACGTACTGTTTCTGCTGCTAGTGTGTTTGTCATATTGTTTCCTTTCTGTTTCTACCTAGGTTCTAACTGATTCGTTTGTGGGTGTCAATCATATAGTTTCTCACCAAATGGTTTTTCATCGTACCCACGTAGATATTCTTTACGCAGTTCTGCATCGCCCTTGAACAAGTCACAAGATTGACGACGACCATAATACGCACATGCTCCACCTGTATCATATGCTTGCGCTAGTTCTAACTTACGTTGGTCCATTGTTTATCCTTTCATATTTCCACTGCGGGGGCATCTCTACGAATCACCATACATATTTCCACCGTGGGGGTCAACTCTTAATTTCCACTGTGGGGGTCCTTATTTCCACTGTGGGGGTGTGGTATTTTTGCAACACTATACGAATTTGACCGAATCAATACGAAAGGATAGGTTCGCTATACCAAAGGATAGGTCAATAGTCCGTAAGGATAGTTGACAAGGGTTTTTCGGATACATACCGATTCGGGTAGTGATTCGGTAGTACGAAAGTGCCGTCAATATCTCAAAAGGATAGTTGACAAGGAATTTGGTATAGTGTGGCTAAAATACAACGATTCGTAACAAGATTCTCCTTGACATAGTTTTAGGTTGACGAATCGGTTGACCGACGATAACGCCGACGAATCGATTCGCTTTGTGTGATTCGATCATGCCTCAGACTTTTATGTGCTTGTCAAGTCATACCTGCTATGCACCTAATGCATACCTATACCAACGGACTATTGACAACACTTTAGGATAGTTTGCTACCGATTCGGGTGGATAGTTTAATGATTAAACTAATAGGTCGGATTCCGCACTCCTAAACCGTCCCTTACTGATTCGTTGTCCGACGAAATTTCTTGACCTCAACAACACATTAGAATCATATGCGATTCTTGTCAACCCCCATAAAAAATTATTTTTGTTCTTTTTTGGTATGGACTCCACCCACGAATCACCGTATAACAGACTCATCAAACGACAAAACGGAGTCAAAACAATGTCAAATGTATACACGGTAAAAATGCCAAACGATGGAATCATCGGAGCGTTCACAAGCTGGGCAAAAGCTGAAAAAGGCGTTTTTGAATATATCAAATCAATGGAATATGACCTTGTAATTGAGGCAGTTGTAAAGCGTGAACATTTTCAATTCATCTACACAACTTGCGGCAACCTAATCGAAATTGAAAAGCACCGCTTAAATATCTGGTCAGATTAATTCAAAAGGGGGGTTGACGCCCCCCACGAATCGCCGTAAGGTGAACTTATCAACAACGAACAACAAAGGAGTCAGACATGTTCGGATTTAACACAAAACCACTAAACGACAACACAAGCGGATTCCGCTTTAACACCCGCAACTTTTCGGGCATTTACCGCAAGCGCAAGCACAAGGCCGCCTATCGTGTTGTGCAAGGTGCAACATTCACCAAGATTGAACTAGGCCGCCGTGTTGTCTATCTGGAACACAACGCCCCATTGCGCCAGCTTTGGAATTGGTAACGGGGTTTTTTAACGGTGACTCTTGTCCCTCCCACAAGAGTCACTTATTAAGAAACAACAACAAACAACGGAGTCAATTATGTTGGTATTTATGGGAATCTTTTTTGTCGCTATCTGCGTCGGTGCTTTAATCGTGGAGTCGTTCTAATGCCTAGTTTTATCATTTATGAAGGCCCTAGCCTTATTGACGGTCAACCAATTGTGGCAATCGCACAAGTTGACTCGGGTAACAAGAAAACGGGCAACATGGTCCAAACGTGGATTCTTCGGTCCGACATTGATCCGATCACCGCAAGCCGTACTGGCGCAGACTCTTCTATTTGTGGCGATTGCCCACACAAGGGAAAGCCCAACAACAACACCAAAGGTTGGGCAACAGATCGCACTTGCTATGTGAATCTATTGTTCGC